AAAACAGATATTGAGTTTCGTGCTATAGCAGATAGTGCAAATGCCGATTTAAGAGTTTCAACAACTTTTGATATTATATACATAGAGAATTAGAATGGAATTTAAAAATCGTACTGTTGCTCTTGAACTTACTACAGGTAATGGTGACATATATACTGTTCCAGATAACTATGAAGCAGAAGTGTATAGTATCTTTATAAGTAACGCTAGTTCATCTAATGTGACATTTAGTTTAGATTGGTATGACAGCAAAGCAACTACATACTATACTCTAGCTGAAACAGTAGAACTATTAGGGAACTCAATGCTTCAAATAAACAGCGAACCATTTTGGTTATACAAGGGAGATAAGTTAAGAGGATTAGCAAGTGCAGGTAGTGCAGTAACAGTATCTGTACGAGTAAAAGAATCCTACATACCACAGAGGAATTAAGACATGTTAGCAGAACTAGCTGCAGCGAATGCTGCTTTCAGTGTTATTAAACAATTTGTATCCAATGGTAAAGAACTAAGTGGATGTGCGAAACATATAAGTGATTTCGTATTTGCTAAAGAAGAATTAGAGAAGAAGGCAAGTAAACAAAAAGCTAAAGGTGTAGGTGGTTCAGACTTAGAAGAGTTCATGGCTCTTGAGCAGTTAAAAGAAAAAGAAGAAGAACTCAAGAAGATGATGATATATCTAGGTAGACCTGGATTGTGGCAAGATTGGCAAGCCTTTCAAGCTGAAGCTCGTAAGTCTAGACGCTATCAGGAAAAGATGGCAGAGAAGCGTAGACAAGAGTTGATGGAATATGTTGGCTATGGAATAGCTTTTATTGTTGTTATATTCTTTGCAGGGTTATTAGCATGGGCAGCAGGTAAATGGGTAGGAAGATTTTAACACCATGCATAGGCATTTGTACTTTAGAAGATAATATTTGCATTGGCTGTCACAGAACTATAGAAGAAATAAAGGAAGCGTATGAGAGCACCACAAAAATCGCTAGTCAACTGGACAAGACAAAAGTGGGGAACTAAAAGTGGGAAGCCTAGTATACAAGGGTCAAAAGCTACAGGTGAGCGTTACTTACCTGAAAAAGCGATTAAGGCTCTTTCTAGTGCAGAATACGCCGCCAGTACGGCTGCTAAACGAAAAGCAACTAGAGCAGGTAGACAAGTATCTAAACAGCCCAAAAAGATTGCTGCAAAAACGGCGAGATTTAGATGAAAAAAGACGAATTGTATCTAAGGTTAGCGAAACCCTTCCTGAATATAGGAAACTATCTAATGCGAAAGCACGTAATGACTCTAAGAAAGAGACAGGCAAAAGAAGGAACTAGACAAGAACTGGTCTTGAGGGAAAAAGAAATCAATGGTAACAGTTGAGCAGTTTCTAAAATGGAAGATATTACCGAGGTGTATGATGCTTGCGAGTACAATTATGTCTTGGAGATGTGCAGAATGGTTTATGAGCTTAGATGCACCAACAGCAGCACAGTCAGCCTTTGTATCAGTAGTCATGGGTGTAATGACAGGTGTATTTGGTATATGGATGGGTCACGAACATAAAGGAGAAACTAATGTTATCAGCGTTGATAGGACCAATAGCAAATCTCGCTAGTTCTTGGATGGACAGTAAAGTTGAGAAGGTTAAAGCTGAAGGACAAGCTAAAGTAGCACAAGCAAAAGCTAAAGCAGTTGTAGCTGAGAAAGTAGCAACAGGCGAAGTTGAATGGGAAAAGTCTATGGCAGATGCCACAGATAATTCATGGAAAGATGAATTTGCCTTGACAGTTTTACTTTTACCTGCTATACTAGTGTTCATTCCAAGTATGACAGAATATGTAAGAGTAGGCTTTGAAGTTTTAGACACATTGCCTGATTGGTATCAGTACTTACTCTTTATTGCAATTAGTGCATCATTTGGTATTAAAGGTGTAGGACAAGCAATGAAACTTATGGGGAAGAAATAATGTCAAACATAATTGAAACAAATTTTGGAACATTAATTAATCCTGCTAGAGTAGCTAATGGTAGTGCATCTAGTGTTATTAAGCAGGGTGCTTTTTATGTGTTCTCACTTAAAATAAGTAATGATGATATTCGTGAATATTCTTTTACTACTAGACAAAAAGCAGAGAATATGAGAAAGATTTTAGTAAGTCATTTGGAACATATGATTGGTACAACAGCAAGGAAAGTTAACAACTAATGAATTTGATAAGACTACAAGATGATTTAGCGAATGATGAAGGTATTAAGTACGAGATATATAGATGTTCAGAAGGATATCCTACAGGGGGTATTGGACATTTAATTACCGAATGGGATGAAGAATATTACGGAAAACCCATAGGAACAAAAATTCCTAATCACCAAGTAGATGATTGGTTTGCGAAAGACATAGAAACAACTATAAAAGATTGTAAACTATTGTTTTCGCAATTTGATAGCCTACCTGAAGAAATACAATTAGTGTTAGCTAATATGTGTTTTCAATTAGGTAGACCTCGTTTAAGTCAATTTAAAAACATGATTGCTGCAGTAGAAGATTTAGACTGGGCAAGAATGGCAGACGAGATGGAAAACAGTAAGTGGTTTCGTCAAACTCCTGAAAGAGCAAAGAGACTAATTACACGTGTTGATAGACAATATGCAAAAGAAAGTATACCCACATGAGTAGAGAACTAACTGAAAGACAACAGAAGTTTCTATCTGTTTTATTTGATGAAGCAGGTGGAGATGTAGTAGTCGCTAAAAAATTAGCAGGATACTCCGATAACTCTAATACATCTGAAGTTGTAAAATCTTTAAAAGATGAAATTATGGAAGCTACTCAATTATATATGAGTAGAAATGCACCTAAAGCTGCAATGGCTATGGTAGGTGGTTTGTATGACCCTACAGAACTAGGTCTTAGAGATAAGATGGCAGCTGCAAAAGAATTACTAGATAGAACAGGTTTAGTTAAAACGGAGAAGATGCAAGTTGAAGCAACAGGTGGAGTTGTTTTAATGCCACCAAAACAAATAGCACAGGAAGATGATGACAGCTAGGTCTATAGGAAGGTGGAAGCTACCTCAACCAACAGATTTAAAAGAAGAGAAAGAGTGGATACAGATACCACGTATAGCTAGAACTGTTCCTTTTGGATATAAGTTAAATGAAAATGATTCATATATACTAGACCCTATACCTAATGAGTTAGATAAACTAGAAATGGCTCGTAAGTATATCAATCAATATTCTTATCGTGAAGTAGCTAATTGGCTAACTAAACAAACAGATAGATATATATCACATGTAGGTTTAAGGAAAAGATTAAATAATGAGCAACACCGTAAAAACAAAGCTAGAAGCTTACGCAAGTGGGCAGACTATGCAGAAAAGGCGAGGGCTAAAGCGAAGGAAATCGAAGAAGCAAGAACAGGAGCAGTCAAACAAAAAGACAGCTACGAAACAAGTTCAGCAAACGCCTAATATAAAAGTTGAAGAAAAAATAGAAAGGTTAGAAGAATCACACAATGTGATATTCAAACCTAACGAAGGACCTCAAACAGATTTCCTTGCAGCTAGTGAAAGAGAAGTTTTGTATGGTGGTTCAGCAGGTGGTGGCAAATCATATGCTATGTTAGCAGACCCTTTAAGATATATGGGTCACCCAGCATTTAGTGGATTACTATTACGACATACAACAGAAGAGTTAAGAGAACTCATATTTAAATCTCAGGAAATATATCCTAAAGTATATCCAGGGATTAAATGGTCAGAAAGAAAGATGCAATGGGTTGCACCATCAGGTGCAAGGTTATGGATGTCATACCTAGACCGAGATGAAGACGTACTTCGTTATCAAGGTTTGGCATTTAGTTGGATAGGATTTGATGAATTAACGCAATGGTCTACTCCATATGCTTGGAATTACATGAGGTCACGACTTCGTTCTACTGCACCTGATTTGCCTATTTATATGAGGGCAACAACTAACCCAGGTGGAAGAGGTCATCACTGGGTAAAGAAAATGTTTATTGACCCAGCACCTTATGGAAAAGCATACGATGCAACAGACATTGAAACAGGCGAAGTGCTCAAGTATCCGGCAGGACATGAAAAGGCTGGAAGAGCATTATTTAAAAGGAGATTTATCCCTGCACGATTATCAGACAATCCTTACCTTGCAGAGCAGGGGGATTACGAAGCCATGCTCTTATCATTACCTGAACAACAGCGAAGGCAATTATTGGATGGCGATTGGGATATTAAGGAAGGTGCTGCTTTTACTGAGTTTGATAGGAACATTCATACTATTGAGCCTTTTAGGATACCTAGTAATTGGGTTAAGTTTAGAGCTTGCGATTATGGGTACGGTTCTTATAGTGGGGTTCTTTGGTTTGCTGTATCACCGTCTGAACAAATTATTGTATACAGAGAGTTATATGTTAGCAAAGTCCTTGCAACAGATTTGGCAGATATGATATTGGAAGCAGAAGCAGGTGATGGAAATATTAAGTATGGAGTTTTAGATAGCTCTCTTTGGCATAAACGTGGTGATACTGGTCCTTCTCTTGCAGAACAAATGATTATGAAAGGATGTCGTTGGAGACCATCCGATAGAAGTAAAGGAAGTCGTGTATCAGGTAAGAATGAAATACATAGACGATTACAGATAGATGAGTTTACAGAAGAACCAAGATTAGTTTTTTTCAATACTTGCAATAATATTGTAGCACAATTACCTGCATTACCTATTGATAAAAAGAATCCAGAAGATATTGATACACATTCAGAAGACCATCTATATGATGCATTAAGATATGGGATAATGTCAAGACCACGTTTTAGTATATTTGACTATGACCCAATGGGTAGACCTAGTAGTAGTATGCCAATGGCAGACGCTACATTTGGATATTAAGGATTTAATATGGCAGAACAAGACGAAGTAATACTTGAAGATGATTCTATAATATTAGAAGATACAGAAGAATCTACAATTAATGATGTAGGAGTAAGTGGTATTATTCCTTTTGTGGAAGAAAGATACCAACGTGCTGAAGATTATAGATATAATGATGAAGAGCGTTGGTTAAGGTCATATAGAAACTATAGGGGGTTATACGGAAGTGATGTTCAATTTACTGAAGCAGAAAAGTCAAGAGTATTTATCAAAGTCACTAAAACCAAAACTCTCGCAGCTTATGGACAAATTGTTGATGTATTATTTGCAGGTAACAAGTTTCCTATTAGCGTTGAGCCGACAGTGCTACCTGAAGGTGTCGCAGCGGATGTTAACTTTGACCCCAATAAACCTGAACAACTTAGGGGAGAAACTTCTTTATCTTCTCCGTATGGTTTTGAAGGTGATGGTCAAGAGCTACCCAAAGGAGCTACTGCACAATCTCTTCAAGACAGGCTTGGACCTCTTAAAGATAAGTTGGAAAAAATTGAAGGCTTGGAAGAAGGGGTAGGTAAAACACCTACATCTATTACTCTTAGTCCTGCTATGGTTGCTGCCAAGAATATGGAAAAGCAAATCATGGACCAATTACAAGAATCAAATGCAAGTAAACAATTAAGAAGTACAGCATTTGAAATGGCTTTGTTTGGTACAGGTGTTATGAAAGGTCCTTTTGCTGTAGATAAAGAATATCCTAATTGGGATGATGAAGGTAACTATAGTCCTGTATTTAAAACTGTACCATCTACATCTCATGTATCAGTTTGGAACTTTTATCCTGACCCTGATGCAGCCAATATGGATGAAGCACAATATGTAATTGAAAGACATAAAATGTCAAGAACACAATTACGTGCACTTAAAAAGAGACCTTATTTTCGTGGTAATGTAATTGATGAAGTTATACAACAAGGTGAGTCTTACACTAAAAAATATTGGGAAGATGATTTATCTGATTATGCACCTGAACATGGTATAGATAGATTTGAAGTATTAGAATATTGGGGTATGTGTGATGTTGACATGCTCAAAGAAAATGATGTAGATATACCTGCTGAATTAAAAGAATATGATGAGCTACAGGCTAACATATGGATTAGTAATGGTAAGTTAATAAGAATGGTTCTTAATCCTTTCAAACCTGCCACAATACCTTACATGGCAGTTCCTTACGAACTAAATCCTTATTCTTTCTTTGGTGTTGGTTTAGCTGAAAATATGGATGATACTCAAACACTAATGAATGGTTTTATGAGAATGTCTGTAGATAATGCTGTGCTGTCAGGCAATTTACTTATTGAAGTAGATGAGACAAACTTAGTACCAGGACAAGACCTATCTGTTTATCCAGGCAAAGTGTTTAGAAGACAAGGTGGTGCACCAGGTCAAGCTATTTTTGGTACGAAGTTTCCTAATGTATCAAATGAAAACTTACAATTGTTTGATAAGGCGAGACAACTTGCAGATGAAAGCACAGGCTTTCCATCATTTGCTCATGGTCAAACAGGTGTCTCAGGAGTAGGTAGAACAGCTTCAGGTATATCCATGTTAATGAATGCTGCTGCAGGTAGTATTAAGACGGTTATAAAAAATGTAGACGATTATTTGCTAAAGCCATTAGGTGAAGGTATGTTTCGTTTTAATATGCAGTTTAATTTTAACAAAGATATAAAAGGTGATTTAGAAGTTGTTGCACGTGGAACAGAAAGTCTTATGGCTAATGAAGTACGTAGTCAAAGATTAATGTCATTCTTACAAGTAGCATCTAATCCTTCTTTAGCACCCTTTGCTAAGTTTCCTTATATAGTTAGAGAAATAGCAAAGTCTATGGAACTTGACCCAGAAAAGGTTACGAATAGTATGGAAGAAGCTGCAATACAAGCAGAGATACTAAAAGGTATGCAAAGCACACAACCCCAACCGCAACAACCACAACAGGCAGGGCAACCGCCTGTAGGTGCTAACCCATTAGACCCCACAGGAGCAGGTGGTGGTAATATAGGTACAGGACAAGCTCCAGGACCTAATGAACAAGGATTTACAGGAAATGATGGACAAGCAGGTGCTGCAGCAACTCAAGCCGCTAGTGAACAACCACAAGCTACTGAACAGCTTCAATGATTATATTGACTTACAAATAAGTAAACAACATAGATTATTAGAACAGTCTAGTGATACAATTACTCTACATAGGTCTCAAGGTGCAATAGCAATTTTGAATAAGTTAAAACTATTAAGGGATGAGGTAAATGGAATTAAGTAAACAAATGGAACTATTTGAAGATGGTGGTCTCAAAGATGAAGGTGGCATGGTTGATGAAGTATCAGGTAATGATGTACCTACAGGTTCTACACGAGAAGAAGTAAGAGATGACATCCCTGCACAATTAAGTGAAGGAGAGTTTGTATTACCTGCTGACGTTGTTAGATATCATGGCTTAGAAAAGATAATGGAATTACGTGACGAAGCAAAACAAGGCTTACAAAAAATGGAAGCAATGGGTCAGATGGGTAATAGTGAAGAAGCTATATTACCTGATGATGTTCCGTTTGACATGGATGATTTAGACATAGAAGACGATGAGCCACAAGAAATGGAAATGGCAGAAGGTGGTTATGTTATGGTAGGAGGTAAGCCTATGCCTGTACCTACAGTTGCAGGTAAGCCACTAAATATGCAGGTAGGTGGTTTTACTAATCCAACAGGTACATATCAAGTACCTACTAATATTGCTACACAACCATCTTACTTTGCTAACTATGCACAAAGTATAGCTCCATTTCAACCGTTTAAACCTAGTCAAACATTTCAACCAAGACCAGTAGAAGCAGGACAAAAACAATCTTATATTCCTTTTAATCAATTAATTCCTACAGTGAATGCTAGAAGAGAAACATTTGAATATAGAAATGCAGCAGGACAAAAATTATTTATTCCTTTTATAAATGGTCAACCTATATATCCTATACCTGAAGGTTATAGACGTTACACAGAAGAACAACAAACTCAAACTAAACAAGCACCAGTTACAGGTACAACAACACAGGTTACAGGTGATGGTGATTCTGACGTGTTGTCAGGTACTACCCAAGTTAGGGGAATAGATAATTCTCTTGTTGATACAAATTTTGCTAGTCAAACAAAAGATAAAGTAGCAGAAAACATAGGTAAAATGGGTTCTTCCGATAGAGGTAAATCTGTTATGGATGCAATTGACGCATCAAGAGGTATGAGTACTTTAGGTAAAAGTTTAACTACAGCAGGTATGTCTTTATTAGGAGGTCCTATAGGTTCAGCTATGGGAGCTTATGATGCAATCAGTAAATTTAGTGGAGGTAAAGGTTTAGGTATTGGTCAACCTGATATGGCAAGCAGAGATGCTATTACAGGTGCTTTTGGATATGACCCAACAGGTTATGATTTTGATGACCCTATGGATGCAAATCTAGCAGGAATAGACCAACAGAATGCTATTAACACTGCTATATTTGGGGGTGTTGTAACAGGTACAGAGGATAAAACTCGTGGTGGTATTAAAGGAATAACTGTTGCAGATATTCAAAAAGAATATGGTATAGCACCAAGTTATACAAATTTAGGTGCTGGAAATGTTGCAATAGCTCGTGGTACTAATCCAGGTCAGATAAGTAGTACTGGAACTTTCTACGATGTTAATGGTGTAGGTAATGACCCTGATAAAGCTGAGTATAGCAGTATGACTGATATGTTAGATTATTTAAGTACAGCAAGTAAATTTGGATATGCTGGAACATTAGGTAGAGCAAAAGAACAAGCTAAGCAAGGAAATAAAAAAGCTCAACAAGTTGTTAATGCAATGCAAAATAAATCAGCATTTAGAGAAATGGAAAAAGACACAAGAAGTGAAGAGGAAGTAGCTTCTGATTTAGATGCGATATCACAAGAGGCTGCTCAATCAGCACAAGGTAAAGCTGAAAAAGGTTTTACTGATATGTCTGCTTTTGGCGACACTGATACAAGTACATCTACAGGTACAGGTACATCTATGGGTGCTGCTGATATGGGATTAGGAGATATTAGCACCGATAATGATGGTGGTAGTGCAGACTCAAGTGGTTGTGTAATAGCAACACATGGATTATCTACAGGTGGTTTTACAGCTATGGAAAAAGCAAAAGCAGAATTATGGTGTCAAAAAACATATCATGGTAAATGGTATGGTGAAGCATTTAGAAAAGGATACAGAGCAGCAGGTATGAAGCATATTAATGCAGGAACTGCTCCTAGTGTATATCAAGAGTTTAAAGATTTTGTTGCGTATGGGCGTGGCATTAAAAAGGGATGGAAAGTGGGCTTTAATTATTATTTAAGAACTATTACATTCTTTTTACATGGACTTTTTATTAAATAGGTGATATAATATTATGGAAGAATTTTTTGAACAAATTAGGGATAGATTTAGGTCTTTAGATGATGAAGAAAAAAATCTAATTAGAGGATTAGTAGGTACACCTGAAGGTCGTGTGCTTGCTAAAGTGTTAGGACCTGCACTTATGGCACAAATAAAATTACGTGCTCCAACAGGTTCAACACCTAGACGTGGATTAGGAACACGATAACAACCTAAATAAATGGCTACTTATCCCCCAACAATAAATGGCTACGATAACCCCAAGGAGAAAATAAAATGGCAGACGCTATGATTAAGGA